CCTTTACATTCTTTAAAGGTTTGTTCGTTGATGCCATCTTTATTACTAAGATCAATCATCAATGCTTCTTTTGAAGGGAATGCATTGTATTCCTTAACATAGTCGTCAATGAGATTGAAGATAACCCTGTCAGAATGTTGAGAGAAATACTCATCTTTAAGGAAGGGTATGACCTTTCGGCCATACTCTTCGTTTTGAATGAGGTTACTGAAAATGATATGCTCGAGACCCATTTATACTCCTATGTTTTTATTAATTATACTACAGTTTAGTATAAAAGTCAAGCCTCAAGTTCTTCTTCATCGTCCCCTTTAATGATATCGCCCATCGCGATTTTGTATTTCTTCTCAACCGCTTTAGCGAAGTCAGTGGTGCTAAGAACGTTCTTCCAGAACTCCGCGTTATTGGCGATTTCTTTTGCACGGTAATTCTTTTCAGAAATAACTTCACCAGTTTCAGGGTTGGTCTGGCAATACCAACCAACCTTCGGCTTATGAAGATAACCCAATTCCAGAGCAATATCCATGAGACCTGACCAGCGGTTGATGCCGCCTTCGTAAGAAACAGTGATCGGAACTTTACTCTTTTCACGCACATAGCGCGACTTTTCAATGTTAATCACAAAGTGATATCCTGCAATCTCAGTGCCATCTTTATCTTGTTGACGGCCAAGGATCCAGATATTATCTGCCGAGTAATAAGAACCAGTACCACCGCCAACAATATCTTTCGGGAACATTCCGATCTCTTTATAGGTGTGGTTAATAGCAACCATCGGAATGTCTTTAAGAGAAAGGTGAGGGGTTACCATACGGAATAGAGACTTGAGCTGTTTTGCGCGGCTCATATCAGCAACGCTCTTCTCATTCATAGCATCTTCAACTTCTTTCTTAGAAGCCAAGTTACCAATAGAGTCCACAATAATAAGAACTTGGTCATCACGACCAATCTCTTTCAGCTGCTTCATGATATCAAACTTGAGTTCCTCAACGTCAGTAATCGGTGTGTGCACAACTGAATCTAGAGGAATGCCAAAGGTCTGGAAATAGCCTTGCGGCGTTCCAAACTCCGAATCGTAAAACAGAATAACACCTTCAGGGTATTTCTTCATAAACGCCGATGCGAGCAGAAGCGCAAAGCCAGTTTTGAAGTGTTTAGAAGGACCAGCCAGCATAGTCAAACCTGGGGTCATTCCACCGTCAACGCTACCGGAAAGTGCAACGTTAATCATAGGAACACTAGTCGGAATCATATCTTTCTTAAGAAAGATTTTACTATCCTCAAGAGTGCTTGTAAGGTTGATAGTGCTGTTTTTGATAAGGCGGTCTTTAATTGACATATTCAAAACTCCTCGAAATAATTGTCTAGTTTTTCAATAAACGCTTTAATCTTTTCTTCACGATCCGGCCAATGAATATAATCCTTTTCAGGGTTCTTCATCAGGTTATTCAATAGGGGCATGATTAAGTTTCTAAGCCCCTCCATGTTTTGCTTGTAAAACTCAACTTCACTCGCCAAGTTCTCGTTATTAGCTGAAAGGTCTTCAATTACGTTTTTACTATTATCTAGAGCTTCTTCGTCTACAGTAGTAAACCCAAAATCAAACATGTCATTCATTTTTTATCTCCTTTACCTTTAGGAACTCTATGACCTGTATCTTCTACAGGGTTATCGGGCCATTGTTCTTTTTCTGTCATGCAAAGAAATCCTCTAAAGTTGACGTTTTTTCTGTATTCCAACCAATGATATTGGCAACTGATTTTACTGGCCCAAGAAACGCTTTCTCGAATTGCAATTCTCTATCAATAAAGCGATCCAAATCCATTTCATCGGGCAATTCGTCAGGAACTGCAATAACAGACTCGTGAATAAGATTGGGCTGTTTTAGATAAGCGAAACGGATCTTATCACCATTTTGGATTGGTGGTATATGTTGAATATTATTTTTCTTAAGCCAGTGGTTAAAGAGCAATGCACCTTTAACTTGGATGGGAGTAGCTTTCTTATATATGGTCGATGCGTCGCGGTATTTCTCCATGTTTTTAACACCTCGTGGGAATGCCACTTCTTCAAATCTTAGTGTCATAAACTCTTTACGAAAATTCTCAATATAATCAATAAGTTCTTCTTCAGAGCCATTCATGATAATATTGAGTGCATGTTTAATAGAACTACGGCAAGACTGCGGTGTTGAAGAACGAACAGCCTCAATACCAGACATTTTCAGCTGAGGCTCTTTGAACCGCACGCCTTCAATATCCCAAGCGTTTAGAATGTAGATCTTTTTCTTTTTCCAAACAGCTTTATCAGCGATAGTTTCTCGCTTCATCTTCATTTTCTGCTGGTATGCACCCATCATATCAGCAAGTTCTTGATAACAGCCGTCAATATAAGGTTCAATCTTAGCAACAGCAAACTTGTCAATGATATCAACAATTTCGTCAGTGGCTTTATCGCCACCGAGCATATCAACCAACCCTTTCAATTCAACATAGATTGAGTCGGTATCAGAAGCCACAACGTAGTCAGTGTTGGTCTTTAGCATCTTATTCAAGTAATAATTAATACGACGTTCAATCCAACGGATAGAAAGCTGACCTGACATGGTAATAGCTTCAGCGTGGTTATGGTTGAACCAACGGAAGTAAAGGTTGCCGAGCGCACCATAAGCTGAGTTTAGCTGAATCTTTTTAGCGAGCTGCATATTGTGGTATCTTGATACCAATTTAGATTCTTCTGGGTCTTTAGTCGCTTCATAACGTTTTTTAGCTTCAAGCATTTTCCCTTTATAAAGGGAACGGTCATTATACATCTTTTCCATCAAGGCTGGTAGAAAACCTTGAAATTCTTTTGTATAAAGACAACCATTCGCTGTTATTGCGTATTCTGTATTGTTGATGAATTTACCAGTGATCAAAGTATCAATAGGTTCAATATTATCAGTTCGGCCACGGAAAGTCTCAGGACTGATATTATACTGCATAATCAGGTGAGGGTAAAGCGAATTAAGGTCGAAAGACACAACCCATTCGCTCAATCCGACTTTAGGCTCTTTAACATATCCGCCAACGAGATCTTCATCATCGTCTTGTTTCTTAAATTGAGGGATGACAATATTCTGTTCAAGGAGATAGTTATGAATAATAACATCCCAAGGGCGAACCGTAGTCATAGTGTCATTATAGTTGACTTTTGCGTCATAGGCAATAGCCATTACCTGCTCAATAAAATTGAGTTTATCATCGAGTCGGTCAACAAGAACACAGTCGTGAATGTTATATTCAATAAACTTCTGATAATTGTTTTTGTAAAGCTCTAACAGATTACCATATTCAGAATAATCAATCTTTTTCTCGCCCAATTCAATTTCGGCGATAAAGTCAAGTTTGTAAGATTCTTGGTTACCGAACTTAAACTTCCGGTATAGTTGGTAATAGTCAAGGATAGCTAATCCAAAGATGTTATAACTTTGGTTTTGTTTATTACGAAACTCAACATTCTTCTCAGTAAGGATATTCCAAGGGGAAAGCTTCTTAGCTTCTGCAAAGCTCAATACATTTTTAATGCGGTTTACGAGATAAGGAATGTCGAAGAACTCAATGTTCCAACCAGTCACAATATCAAGGTCAAGTTTCTGCCAGACTTCAATAAATTTAGTCAACAGGGTTGCTTCATTCGCACAACGGATATAATGAACAGAGCTATCTTCTGTTTTAAACTCCCAACAACCGAACACGATTGATTGGCCATCTACCCGGAGGGTGATAGCTGTAATTTCTTTATCTGCTAATTCAATATCAGGGAAACCTTCGTCAGCCTTACATTCGATGTCAATAGTACCGACTTTGACTAGAGTGGGATCGTAGTCAATTTCGCCTGTGAATTCGTCAAAAATGTGGGTATATGCGAAGTTATCATAACCGTAAATCTCCATATTAGAGATGTCTTTGTAGCGGTTGATAAAGTCCCTTGCATCAGAAATAGAGCTGAAGTCAATCTTATCTACAGGTTTACCCTCGATAGTTTTGTATTTACCATCGGGTTTAGGGATGAACATGTAGGGTTTGTATTCTTCAACATACGTATGGCGCTTACCGCTTCGGTATCCTCTGACATAAATCTTGTCGCCTCTTTGAAATACTGATGTGTAAAAATCCATAATACCTCCACGTAGTTACTGCCCATATAGTATACTATATATTTCAGGGAATAGCAAGTAAAAAGGCGACCGAAGCCGCCTTTAATTTTAGATTATACCGCAAGGGGTTATTTTTCCGTATCCTTTGTAGAAACGAAAGAATACATTTTCTTTGCAGTTTCCATTAGATCGTCAAGAGAATACATCTGATATGCTTTCTGCATTTCTTCTACTTGAATTTCACCTTGTTTAAAAAGCAGTTCGGCCATAGTAGCTGCATAGGCTTGCTGGTTGTCCATATACTGCTTAGCAAGTTCAACCATTTCTGCGCGGATTTCAAAGGGGTTCTTCTGTGTCATGTGTGTGTTCCTTGTTTTGTTTTAAAAATATTCGTCAAGAATATCAATTTGATCTTGATATTTTGCCATCTGTTCCAGCTCTAGCTCAATAGCTTCAATGATGTCGCTATGTTCGCCAATACCTGCTGGGTTGTCTAGATAGACTTCAACGTTCATTCGATGTTTTTCAACATGTCCTTCAGCATGTTTACGAACAGCGTTTAAGAGTTTATCACGCATATTATATCTCCTCTAATGCTGGGGGTGACCAGAGCCACCCCCGATTATTTAAACCCAATCTCTTAGGTTTGGTTAGTATGGACGCGACTATCAAAATACGCTTCCATAGCAATAGAATGAATCATACCACGGTTAATGCCAATATCATTTAACTCTTTATCAGTTAACTTATTAAGTTCAGTATAAGTTTGGCGATAAACCTTGTAGTTCATCATTCTTTCTTGAACAAGACGAATACCCCTTTTAAGTTGAGCTGTTTGAATCGCCTTGTAGATCTTCTTGAAGAAGTTGATTAGTGTGTGTGTCATTTGTTTTACCCTCGTAATGACCGATTTCGATTCTACGAGGACGCAGTTCTTCGGGAACGACATACTTCAATTGAATTGCAAGCACGCCATCCACTAGATCTGCTCCGTGCACATGAACGTGCTCAGACAGCCTAAAGGTGCGTTTGAATTTCTTAGTGGAAATACCACGGTGAATATACTCGCGACCTTTACTCACGTGTTCACCAATGATTGTTAGAGTGCGATCTTTTACCTCGACAGTTAGCTCGTCTCTAGAAAAGCCAGCCACAGCAAGTTCAATCAGATAATCCTGATCACCTGTCTTCAATATATTATGAGGGGGGTAATTATCCTTTGAGTGGCGAGCAGCATACTCGAGCTCGTTGAATAAATGATCGAAACCAACAAAGGTTGAACGTGGGAATAGTGTAGTTACGCCTGTCATAGTTTTCTCCTTTTTACAAGCAAGATTGTTTGAGCCGGATCATCCGCACTCGGTTTATTTATCGTTTACGATAAAATTTAGCTATCCTATAGTGTAATACCAGCTATTTTATTGTTTACGATAAAATTCAGTGAAGCCTTTTATTATAAGTTTCTTTGGCTATAACCATAACATCCATTGTCTCTGCATTTAAAATGTAGACTGGAGTAAGATCAGCTTTACGAAACCCTTCGGCTGCTTCTAGAAGGCGAAAAAATGAATTATCTTCGCCTTCTGTTTTCATAGCCATAAAGGCGGATTCTTTTATTATTTTTTCAGGTATTATTTTAAACAACCTACCGCCTTTTATTTTTATTTATTCATACTTGCGTTGGCCAATCTCAAGAAGTTTACGAACCCACTCGATTTTCTTTTCTTTAGTCCACCCTGCAAGATATTGGTTCTGTTGATCAAAAATTTCGAGCATCTTATCCTCATTGATGACATCACAATCAATGATCAGTTCACCAAGGTGCTTTTGAGAAAATTCTTCAACCCTTTCCATAACAACTTCGTCGGCGAGCCATTCTGCAGAAGCTTCTAAATCTTCATTAAATGCTTGAAGTTGATCCATTGGAACAACGTAAGTGTGATAAAAAGTTGAGACAGTGGTTACTCGTGCATACTTTTTAGTTTTCTGCCATTCTTCTAATGTCATACGCCCAGCGGGAATTTGCTTATCAGTCATGATCGAACTCATCCACAGTTGTGCCATCACGATTGATCACGACCATAACGTGATCACCATAGATTGACTGCATGATATCATCAGGAATTTTGCTCATTGCTGCAACAACCTTATTGAAATTCGTGTGAATCCGATCTGCAACATCTTTTGGGTATTTTGCAAGTGACTTCTCGATCTCTTCAATCCGCCGTTGCGCCTTTTCAGGATCATATGGATAAGGTCTGATATTTTGAGCGCCATAACCATAATCACGCCCAAACTTTTCGCGATATTCCTTGAGGTAGTTTTGGCGCCATGCATCAGGGTCTTTTGTGAACTCTTCAGCCACCTTCAAATTGTTTTTTGCAGAATCCAAATCCTCTTGAGTATAGAGCGTAGTGGACTCATACGCGTCGATTTCGTCGTCTTCATCCTCTAGGATGTGAAAGCAGATTTCGTTTACTCTGAATTCACACGCTTCCCCATCATTGAAGTATGGGGTGTATTGAGTCAAGTGAACGCCAGTCACTTCAGGGCATTCGTCAAGGAACAGTTTAACCATTCCTTCGATAAGCCCTTCGGACTTTTCTCGCATTTGCTGCTTTGCTTGACGAATCTGTTCGTTCAGTTCGTCAAAGTTCTTCATAAGTGCATCATATTCCATTACATACAATCCTCTGTATAAATTTCCCAGTCTTCTTCACCAAGGAATTTCCAACCTTGGATGAATCCTTCTTCATCAATCTCAAGACCGATGTAGTCCCCATAACCATTTTCTCCAATACATAACGAGCTTGGAACATAAGAATTCACTCGGCACATAATCTGGTTATATTCTTCGTCATGTATTGTGTAGGTGCCAGTATCACAGACCTTGTAAAAAACTTTGGCCGTATTGCCTTTGGGCCAATTATAAATTTGACCAGTGTCTACGTCAATCACAAATTTCCAGTTGTCGCCTTTACGCATTGGCATTTTACCATCGACATCTTCTTTACCATTAAGTTCGGCATCTTCCCAATATCGAGGTTCTACATCAACCTCCATCCACTTTACTGTATATTCTACAGGCCTATTAATAGTCACAGTAGCCATCAGTCAGCCTCCAAGCCCATGTGTTTTGCGAATGCTTTTTGTCCTTTGCCAAGCATCCAAGGTTTCGGTTCTAGTCCACCAACCCAATCTTCAATGGTTGGGATTTTGCCCCCGCAGTCTTCTTTAACGTGGTCTTCTGCAACATCTCGAACGCTAATGACCTTTCCTTCCGAATTGGTAATGGTCGTTCCAAAAAGTTGTTCACAAAGGAAGATTCCGAAGGTGTTGTGGAGGATTGCGCGGTGCCCAAAGTTCGCGTAGGCGGCTTTGGTCGAGTCAAACCAGTCGTGGATAGGTAAGTAGTCTTCAACAATCCCTCCATATCGCTTCACACTGTTCTTAGCATGGACATACGGTTTCATTCATTTTCCTTTACTGATTCATCGGCGTGAAGCCATCAAGTTGTTCAGTCCGAGCAGGCGGCGTTTCGATGATAATCTCATCATCGTTGCGCTGATACTCAATCAGTTCCCTATCAGGTGTGGTTTCGATTGTCAACTTGGGTTGCGTAGCACCAGCAAAGAAAATGCCGAAAATGATAGCGAACCCAAGAAAAATGGTTTCCCATTTGATGCTCTTGTATTCGCCAGTGTGGTCATACTCCAGAAGCTTCCTCACAATCCTGTAGATGATCCAGCCAACAAAAAGTAAGAACGCCACCCGAATGGTAGTCAGGAGCATAGCCCCTGACATGAATTCGATACCGATACTTTCCATCACTGATTCGTCCCCATCAGCATACGGTTTTCAAGTGCAGTGTTTCCAAGCATTTCCACCGGGAAGAATACCGCGTTCTGGTTTTGTGCCATTTCACGAAGAACCTGAAGTTCCATGTAGCGAAGAACTTCGGGAGTCACTCCATCTGCAAGAATTTGGTTGGATTCTGCCATAGTCTGTGCTGCCAGAAGGTCAGCCTCGCGTTCTGCCCGCGTAACTTCAAGCCGTGCTTGTGCCTCCCGAATTTGAACTTGTGCTTCTGCTTCTGCGCGTTCAATGGCCACACGGCGTTCCTGAGTCGCTTCCATAGCAGCCTGAATCACAGTGGGATAGCGAATATCCGCAAGACCAAACTGACGGATTTCAAGCGGAGTCCGCGCAAGAGCCTCGGACACGTTGCGGCGAAGAACTTCACTAACCTGTGCTTGATTGCTTGCGATTTCCGCAATGGTGTATTCGCTCAAGGTCGCACGAACAACATTTCGAACAATCGACTCACCATAGACACGATACACTTGTTCAAGGTTTGTGCCAAAGTTCCCGCTTGGCAGTCTGGTGGGAACAACACGGTCAAAAACGGTGAGGATTTGATCACGTTCATCACCGAGAGAAAGGGTGAATCGAACATCAACACCCAGCATCAGTTGATCTTCCGGCATAAGAACTTCCATTCGTTCCAACATACCGGAATCACCAGCTTCGATCACGACAAGCTTGTCGCAGTTGATCCAACAATAGGGAAGTCGGAATCGACTGGGCGGGATAATATCGCCTTGGTATCCATTGGGACCAAGGATCATACCAACTGAAGCTGGTGGAACTTCTACCATTTCACCCCAAAAACAACCAGAAAGGCTGAATGCCATAGCGGTGACCAGTGCAGTTCGAACAAGTAGTTTTTTCATTTTCATTCTCCATTGATTACATCATTATTATATC